TTATTTTTCAAATACCCAGTGAACTTCCATTCTTTCAGGATATACAACGATATTTTTTATTAATTTACGAACCAAATTTTTTTGTTGATCGTAAGGCAACGTGTATACTGAACTTTTTATATTGCTTAACTCCCTCATCAATTCCTTGACGCTTACTTGATTATTATTATTTTCTTTTAAACTTTCCAATTTAGTTTCGATTGAATCAATCTCGTGGATAATTGATTTTTTTCTGATTTCTAAAGTCTTCTTTGGTATCTCCATATCGAGATAGAGATCAATCAATTTTTCTAACTGAGAGTTCAATTGTTTTAGCTTGATTTCATAACTATTTGTATCAACATCGGATTGCGTGAGAGATTTTTCTTGAATGATATCAGTATTTATTCTTAGTTTTTCAATTTGGGCTAAAATAGCATTCTCTAATTCTTCCATGTCATATGTTGGCGAAGTACAACCATTAGGGTTTCTCTTGATTGTATAGTTATGTCTTTTTGAAGAGTGACTTGCACATCTATATTTTTTTAATCTTGTTCCATCTTTTCTTACATTCCTCAAATTCACTTCAAAGGTAGAACCGCAAATACCACAACGCATCAGTCCGGATAACATGTACTTTGCTTGAAATGGTCGAGGATTATTATTTTTTTTATATGCTTCTTTTTGTCGAATTTCTAATTCTTTTTGTGTTGTAAAATATGCTTCTTTCGTAACAATAGCCTCATGGTTTCCCTCAAAAAGTTCTTCCTTAAACTTACTAAATCCAGCATACGTTGCGTTGTCCAAGATGGAACGTATTGATCTATATGGCCACTCAGCTTTTTTGCCAATATGTCCTTCTTCATTCAGATGATCTCGTATTTTTGTGATTGATGTTCCTGAAAGATACTCATCAAATATTCTTTTTACTATTTGTGCTTCAATTGGCTCGATGACATAGTTACCATTTTCGTATCGATAACCAAAAGGGGATTTGTTCCATGCCATAGCCTTTCCTGATTTAGCCCGACCTAATTTCCCCATTGACATTCTCTCTTTTATTTGTTCTCTTTCTAATTGAGCAAAAACAGCGAGGATTCCTATCATAGCCTTTCCAAATGGGGTAGAAGTATCAAAGTTTTCGTTCAATGAAACAAAAGAAATTCCCATCTTACCAAACACATCTTCAATAAGATATAGAGTATCTTTTTGAGAACGAGATAAACGGTCAAGCTTGTACACTAAAACAGTGTCGAACAAGTTGCGTTTTGCTGCAGAAATTAGAGCGTTTAAACCAGGTCGGTTAGTGTTTGAACCGGTAAAACCAGGATCTTTATAGATTTGATAAACATTCCAATCCTTAGCAGCACAATATTTTTTTAATTTGTCAATTTGTTCATCAATAGAATATCCTTCTTGAGCTTGTTCAAGCGTTGAAACTCGCACATAAATTGCGGTTCTCATGGTAATCACTCCTATTTTTTGATAAAATAGGCATAGAAAAAAAGCCTATGCCTTAGGTTATTTTTTGCTAAGCCGCTCAAATTTTGGTCGAGGAGAGCGGCTTTTTTATTTTTCTATACGTTCTAACAAATATAGATTCTCTCTTAATAGATTTTCCAAAACATTTTTATCGTGATTGGTTAAAGATGTCTCGCTATACAATTTTGTAGATTCGATTGCTATCGCAATCTTTCTTTCGACTTCATTTTTTTCTTCAACTGTTAATTCTTCATAAACTTTCAAAACTCACACCTTTTTCTATAAATCAAAACTTACCTTCATAGCTTTTCCAATTATTCTTGCCGGAGTGTCGGAGGTAATGATAATGGGTGCATATTTTGGATTATCAGCCAACAACATAACATATCCATTTTGATGTTTCACTCGCTTCAAAGTAGCTTCATCATCGCCATTAACGACAACTGCTGCAATTTCTCCGTCTTCAACATCAGGTTGTTTTCTAATCAACGCAAAGCTTCCAGAGGGGATCGTTGGTTCCATTGAATCTCCCCTTGTTTTTAAATAAAATAATTCTCCTTGCGGAAGCCCCTCACTCATTTCAGTCCGATAGCCTTCAAGATTTTGAACTGCTAAAATTGGCTCGCCACAAGTTATAGTTCCTAAGATAGGAATTTTAGTTACTCCTGCAGATATAGAAATATTAGATATCTGTTTCTCAGTATCCATTAACAATTCAGTTTTAGGAACACCAAAGTAATCAGCTAATTTTTGAATAGAGCCAGATCGTGGCATCTTTTTCCCATTTGCCCAATCTGATACAGTTGATTGAGAGACACCGATGGATTCTGCAATTTCACTCATGCTTTTGTTATTTAACTTTCGTAATCTTTCCAAATTATGAGCAATAATATCTTTTAAATCATCTACCATAAATAATTTCTCCTTCTACTTAATGTCTTGAAAAGAGTATATCACTTAAAGCGATTTTTGCATAGCCTAAAGCGATATTTTTTTAACTTACTGTCGGTTCTTTATCGCTTTAAGTGTTGACATATCGCTTAAAGCGATTTAAGATTAAGTCAACGAAAGGAGGAGATGATATGCCACAGGAACAGATGATGACATTAGGTGCGCTACGCAAACGAATGCAAATGACGCAACAACAAGTCGCCGAACAGGTTGGTGTGACTCGCGAGACTATTATGCGATGGGAAAAGGACTCGTCCGATATGCCAGCAAAATATATGTTTGTGTTTTCAAATTTATATCGATATCCAGTAAATGGAATTTTTTTTGGCGATACTATCGCTTTTAGCGATAATTTGAAATCTATTGAAAAATAAAGGAGAAAAAAATATGGAGGTTATCAATTTTGATTGTAATGGAGACTTAATTTCAGACTTGAACAGTATAAACCTTTCTGAAGAATTAACGGAATCAATTTTCCAAATTTTTTTGGAAGTCTTTAACAAAGATAAAAATAAAAGGAGAGCTAAAACATGAAATTTTTAAAACGAATTAATGACAGCTTAACAGCAATGATTGTCACCGTGATATTTAGTTTATTATTCGTAGCTTTTGCTTACATGGGAAGTATAAATCTGACAATCACATTAATCGTCATTGTTGCATTCGTAGTAATTGCTTGTTCGTTTTTACTGGGTGAATATGTGCAAGCTCAGGAAATTAAAAAGACTGACTCGGCCGGGAAGCTCTAAGTCAGTCAAAAGAAATAATACAAGCTCATTTTAGCATGAGCAGGAGGAGAAATCGAATGTCAAAAATTGAAGCTTTGATTGAAGCGTTAGCTGATGCTTGCGAAAAAGACGGATTGAGTCTCGTCGTGGGTGTAGCAAAAGGTTATGAATTAGAACATATGAACTTCGTTGGGCACACTGACGAAATGGCTTTAATTAATTTAGTTGCAGCAGATACCATCTGCGATTTGATTGATGCGAAAGGTTGTGACTGTACAGGTTGCAAAAATGCCAAGAAATTATTGGGTAATAACTCAAATAAGAAAAGCGTTCCTAGAAAAACGAAAATTGATATTGAATCAATGATGTCTAATGTTTCCGTTGATGAAATCTTAGAAAGAGTTTTTGGAGGTGGAAAACGTGACAACAATCAAAATTAATTCAATCAAGTACCGCCATTTTAAGGGAATAAAAAGTTTTGATCTAGATTTAATGGGCAGTAATGCTACCGTATCCGGACAAAATGGTTCAGGTAAAACAACGTTAGCTGACGGGCTTCTTTGGCTATTATTTGGCAAAGACAGTAAAGGTGCATCTATTAACCCTAAGCCGTTAAATAACAATAACAACGAAGTTTTAGGAATGTCTCCTGAGGTTGAAGCTGAAATGATTATTGACGGCAAAGTTACCATTTTGAAACGAGTGCAGCAAGAGACTTGGACATCAAAACGTGGCGAACTTGAAAAAACGCGTGGCGCCGACACCACTAAGTATTTCATCGATACCGTTCCTGTTAAGCAAAAAGAGTGGAAAGAATACTTAGCTGCTTTAGGTGAAGAAAGTATTTTACAAATTCTAGCAGATTCAGGATTCTTCATGCGACTTGATTGGAAAAAGCGCCGTGAAATTTTAGTCAGTATGACCGATGTCACAGATAAATTCATCATTGAAAGTGATGCAGATTTGAAAGAACTGCCAGAAATTTTGGGGGAGCACTCGGTTGATGATATGCGAAAGGTACTAGCAAGCCAAAAAAAGGAAATTAAATCTGCCATTGATGGAGTGCCAGCGCGCATTCAAGAAGTCACTGACATGAAATCTAAGCACGAAGCAGCGATTGGTGACATTGACCGTGAAGAACTGCAAATGAGTGTCCTTGAAAAGCAAGCTGACATCAGTGATTTGGAAATCAAACTGCAGTCTTTGAAAAACGGTGATGCGGCACTAGATTACCAGAATGAATTAGCACAGGCACGGTTGAAACTGGCAGAAGTAGAACGCCAGTATCTTGCTGACTCAAATCTGCAGACACAGTCACTGCAAGAAGACGTACTAGAAAAACAGCAAGAAGTTAATGAACTTCGCCAGAAAAAAACGGGCGCTGAATCAATGGTTTTAGGAATTGAGGATGTCATTCAAGCTAAGACCAAAAAGAGAACTGACCTGTTAGCTGAATATAACAAATATAAAAACACTAGTTTCGATGAGCATCGATCAGTATGTCCAACCTGTGGTCAAAATCTTCCGGAAAATCAAGTTCAACAGATGGTTGCGGATTTCAACAAACGGAAGTCTGATTTCTTAGAAAAAAACATTGCTGAAGGACTAGCGCTTAAAGCTGAACTAGCGACCCTGAATGACGACAAGCTGATGGCTAGCAATCGATTGGCAGAACTTACGAGTCAAATTGAAATAGCTCAAAAATCATTGGACTTAATCAACAACGAACTGACTCAAATCAAGTCAGGGATCAAACCTTTTTCTGAATCAAAAAGAGCACGAGAGATCCAAGACGAGATTGACTTGATTAATCAAAAAATCAGCAATGCCACTTCAGATACCTCAGAAGCTGAAGCGGATCTTCGAGACCAAATAAGTTCTCTTCGCGCTGAAATTGCTGACATGCAAGCCAAGTATCAATCATTTGAACAGCTGTCTAGTTTTGATGAGCGCATCAATCAGCTGAAAGTTGAGGACAAGCGATTGAAAGATCAGAACCAGGACGCGGAGCGGAAACTGTGGCTACTTGACGAATTCACTCGCAAAAAAGTAGCAGCTCTTGAGAACTCCATTAACGAAAAATTTGAGTTGGTTCGCTGGAAATTATTTAACATACAGAAGAACGGTGCGCTTGCTGAAGTCTGCGAAGCGACCTATCAGGGCATTGAGTATGGTACTAGCCTAAACACTGGCGCTCGCATCAATTGTGATTTGGATATCGTCAACACACTTTCCAAAGAATTAGATATCAAAATACCGCTATTTGTGGATAATACGGAATCTGTTAATCAACTGATGTCTATTGATACACAGGTGATTGAATTAAAAGTTGGTCGCAATAAAACATTGAAAGTCGAGGTATCGGAATGAACGGGATATTAGCATACGCCAAAATAGGTGGTAAGAAACAGTTTCTTGGAACTTTTGATTCTATTGATGAGATTCGCCCTGAAATAGATCGACATCTTGAATTTCACAATAAATTATCATGGACTCCTTTCGTTTACTTTTTGATGAATGGAGAAGAATACAAACTTTACATGGAGGATGAAAAATAATGACAAACCTAGCAAATATGAATTTAGAAATCAATGAAGAAGTTATTCAAACAATTTTTAAAGACACATTAAATCAAGCTATTGTATCGGCAATGGGGAACAAAGAAGAATATATGACTGCTTTAGTCAATAGTGCTTTATCACAAAAAGTAAATGAAAAAGGAAAAGTTAGTAATTATTCGTATGATAACAAATATTCATTTTTAGATATTCAAATTAAGAACACCATTCGTTCGGCTGCAGATGAGGCAATTAAAGAATATCTAAATGATAATAAAGAACTGTTGAAGCGCATTGTAAAAAGAGAGATGGAAAAAGAAGAAAACAAGTCAGCATTAGTCAATGCTTTCGTCAGAGGTGCTGTTGATACATTTAATTATGATTATAACTTTAAAGCAACCGTTGATGTTGAACCAGCTGATTCAGAATTGTATTAGGAGGAAGAATAAATGACCAATCAAACACCAACTGTTTTTAAATCACAGCTTGCAAAAATTAATGATACTTATATGCCACAGATTGAATCGCAACTTCGTGGCAATGGAATTAATATGACTGAGTATCAACGGACTGTCACAATCAATGCAATTTCAGCAATTAATGAAATGTTAACAAAAGAAGGGCTCAGCCTAAACGATGTTGATCAAAGTAATATTACTCAAATGCTGATGAAGGTAGCTGCGTTGCAACTCAATGCTATGGCCACACCTAGGGAAGTATATTTCATCAAACGAAAACAGAAAAATAAGAACGGAACTGAGATTCAAATTGTGGAAATGGGAATTGAAGGAGATGGCAATGATGCAATCCTTTCTCGTTTTGGGAGAAATGTAAAAACAGTTCACCGTCACTGGGAAGTCCGTGAAAATGACGTGTTTACTTATCCTAAACAAATTGGGCTAGATCTCACACCGCCGACTTGGGAACGAACGGGCAAGGGCAAAGTTATTAGAGTTGTGTACCCTATTGAATTTCTTGATGGTGATGTTTCATATGAAATTGGTGAAAGAGAGGATGTAAAGAAGAACCTCATTGCCCACATGTTTAACAACTTAATGTGGGATAACGCAAAAGTCACTAAAAAAGCGCAAATCAAAGAATTTTCCGAAGACCATACTTTGGACGAGATGCTAGATAGCAAAGAAATGCAGGAGCTTGGTAACATCAGCCCGGCTTGGAAAGACCCACACAGTAGAGAATCAATGATTGTTCGCAAAATGAGAAATAATGTTGTGAAAAACATTCCTAAAGACTTTTCTAATGCTTATGTTCAATCTGCTGTTGAATCAGTCGAAGCTGATTTTAATGAGCGTGAATATCTTCGTAAAGAGGCAGAAATCATTGAGGAAGTTGAACAAAATGCTAACAAGGAAGTTCTGGATCCGCCACAAATTGTTGAAAATACTAAAACTGTGAATACCGAAACTGGAGAGATTACTAGCGAGCCTTGGCAAGCCGCTGATCTTGATGAACGTAATTTCGATGAAAAGGTTGCAGACGGCACAATTACGCCTATTGGAGAGGATGATCCGTATTGATTAAGATCAAAAGTTTCGGATCTGGATCAAATGGCAATTCCTATTTAATTGATGATGGCCAGTCGCAATTAATGATTGAGTGTGGAATCTCGTTAAAAAAAGTTCAACAAGCAATGCGTTTTAATTTTAGTAAGGTAGCTGGTTGTCTAATCAGTCATGAACATCGAGACCACTGTAAATATGTCTCTCAGTTTATTGATTCAACCGGTATTGATTTCTATTCAACTCAAGGAACTTTTGAGGGAATGAGTGAAGATCAGGTGCTTCATATCCAAGCAAATGATTATTATCGTTTCAATTTCGTGGAATATAAAAAAACTACAAAAATTGGTACTTGGTATGTGACACCATTTGAGACAGAACATGATGCGAAAGAACCTTGTGGATTTTTAATCGATAGTGCAGCTGGTGACCGCTTGGTATTTATCACTGACAGTTACTATGTTCGATATAAATTTCCAAATATCACTTATATGATGATTGAAGCTAATTACTCAAAAGAAATCATTGATCAAGATATGACTACAGGTTTTGACCTGAAGAGAAAATCACGACTTTTGGAAAGTCATTTTGATTTTGGGAGAACTCTAGACTTTATTAAAACGAACAAGTCGAATCAACTGCAGGAAGTCTGGTTGCTCCATCTATCTGATTCAAATTCTAACGAACAAAAATTTAAAGAAGAAACACAACGTTTGACTGGTGTTCCTGTCTTTATCGCATAAGGAGGAGGTCCAGCGATGGCAGTCGGGTACATCAAACTTTACCGGAAAATCTCCGAGTCGTTCGTGTGGACCAACTCGGATATGTTCAAACTTTGGTGCCTTTGTTTGATGAAGGCTAGTCATGAAAATCGTAAGTTTCTTTTCAATGGTCAAGAGGTGCACTTGTCCAGCGGTCAATTCGTCACGGGGCGCGATGCCATAGCGAAAGAATTCAATCAAGGGGTGACAAGTGACCAACTGATTGTCAGCCGTACGCTATGGAGATGGCTAAAACGATTTGAAAAAGAGGGAATGTTGTCCATCTCATCAACCCCGAAATACAGCGTCATAACAATAAATAATTGGAATCAGTATCAAGCCAATGACCAGCAGTTGTCCAGCGACTGTCCATCAAGTGTCCAGCAGTTGTCCACAAACAAGAATGATAAGAATGATAAGAATGATAAGAATAATAATATTATGTCGAAGAAATCCAAAAAACGGATTTATTCGGACGACGACCCCAACAAAAAATTAGCAAAATTATTATTCAAACTCATTTCTAAGAATCAAAGCATTCAAGATCCGGACTTTGACAAGTGGGCTAACACAATCCGTCTCACGATAGAAGCGGATAAGCGAACAGGAAAAGAAGTCCAGGAGATGATTGTCTGGTCCTCTCAAAGTGATTTCTGGTCTAGCGTGATTCTTTCCCCAACCAGTCTGAGAAAGCACTTTGACAAGATGTCAGCACAGAAAAGCAAAAAGAGCGCTAGCAGTACAAAAGCAAAAACTACAGTTGCCCCAAGCGAAACGAATTCGGAGGTGAATTATTAATGAATCCATTAAAAGTGTTGGAACATGTTCATGATTCAAATGAGTTTTGTGAAATTCACCAGCAAAAAAAAGTGAGTATCGGGAACTCTAAGCCGTTTTGCTCTACATGTCAAAGAGAAGAAATGGAGCGAAAAGAAAAAGCAATTGTGACGGCAGCTTCAGATCGTCATCACCGCAGGAGAACTTTAGAAACTTTATCAAAAGATTCATTAGTAGGGGATGAAACACTTTGGAACGCTGATTTTTCAAATTATACTCCCGATAATTATGAGACAAACGATGCTTTATCTAAGTCAAAAATATTGGCTGCTGACTATTTGAATCCAGAAAAAAAGTTTAACACTTTATTCACTGGACTTCCCGGAGCTGGTAAATCTCATTTAGCCATGTCCATCGTTAAAGAAGTAAACGAAAAAGCAAATCCGTACATGAGTTGTCTATTTATTTCTACGGTGGAACTACTTCGCTTAATCAAAGATTCAATTAGCAATAAAGAAAGTAAATTCACTGAAGAGAACATGGTCCGCTTGCTAACTAGAGCTGATTTGTTAGTTCTAGATGATTTGGGAAGTGAATCAAGCTTGAAATCAAATACAACTGAGTCAAGCGAATTTAATCAACGAGTTCTTTATGCAATCTTGAATTCTCGTAACAGAACAATTATCACTACTAATTTGAATTCACAAAAAATGAATGAAATTTATAATCCAAAACTAGTGAGTAGAATTCACCGCGCCGTGGAAGGAAAAATAATTAAATTTACAGAACAAACTAAAGACAAAAGATCAAAAATTTTTTACTAGAAGGTGAAAAAATGAATTGTAATAAATGCGAAGGGCAGCGAGTGATTTGGGTAGAGATCACTCCAGGTCTTACCAAATGCGAACCTTGTCCAATTTGTAATGCCGATGGTCAAGCTGTCGCTGAAGAACAAAAAGAATTTGAAGCAATTTATGCCGAACTCTCTGAAAAACGAGAAGCTCAATTAAGGAGGGCTGTCGGTGATTGAAGGGAAAGCAGTAAAAGTGATCAGGTATATTGGGCCTGAAGGAACCTTAGTCCAGAAACCTTCTGAGGCACAGCTCTTTTCAGATGATCGTTAGCAGATGTAGCAGCTGAAGTAGCTAACGGTTGGGTAGTTGATGTTTTAATCCCAAGTCGAAAGCCTCCAGCTCCATCAAAGCCAGTGAAATCAAATCAATCTTGGATGAAGGAGTTGAAAAAATGAGTAAATCACCAACAGCACTAAATAAGCGGGGGAGCAAAGTTGATATCGATGGCTTTACTTTTGATTCGGAAAAAGAAGCTCAATTTTATTTGAGATTTGTGAAAGATTATGGCTTGCCTTTCGAAGTTCACCCTCGTTTTCAACTTACACCTCTAACTGATATTGGGACTGGAAAAATCACATCGATTTCCTATTCGCCAGATTTCATAATTAAAAATTTGGATGGATCATGGCTACATGTGATTGATGTAAAAAATAGTCACGGAATATATGGGATTGATCAGGGAAACAAGATTCGATTTCGACTATTTGCCGCTAAATTCGGACATCCAGTAGAGGCTGTAGTTGTCAGGAAAAATGACTTCAAAGTTATCACCCAGGGCGTGACTAAACCTCTGAATGAAAAGAAGCCGTTTATTACAAGCGATTTTGCCTACAACTGGGAAGATGCGACGAATTACACGGAAAGGTGATCAAGTGGAAGAAACAAAGGAATGGACTATTCAAGTCCTTGACGCAGAAGGAAATATCAAGTATCAAGCGGCAATTTCTGGCAACGAAAAGAAGGCTCGTTCTTTATGCCTTCAGCTAGAAAAACAATATCACAAAAATCGAAATCACGTTGGATTAAAAACTAAAAAAGAGACCATCGCACACAAGCGTTGGTTTTAGGAGGAAGAGAAATGATGTACGTTTATACAATTTATTCTTATGAAGATCGAGAAATCAAAGACGTTTTTTCAACTATTGGCGAAGCCGAAGACTGGATCAAAGAAAATCGTGAAGATCGAGAAGATGACATCCGTATTCAAAAATGGCGCGTAAACGTCACAGGGGAGGAAAATAAATAATGACATTAGAATTCAAACCAACAATCAAATCAATCAACATCGCCAACGAGGATCTGACTAAGATCACTCTTGAAATCAAAAATAACTCTCTAGATGGGAAATTGGATGATCTCCGTAAGCTGTCAGGAAAAACTGTCATGGTATCCATTTTGCCAGATAGCTATTCCTACACCCAACAAATTGACCGCAGCACTAACACGCCAGTAATGGAGTGGATTGTCAAACAAGACGGCACTACCGAAATCATCAAAACGGAGCAAACACAGCTTGACGTAGATGGCCAAGGTAATATTGATATCCAAGAAGTTAAAAAGAAAGTGGATAAAGAATTAGTCGATGAATTTATCATGAAGGCTAATGTTTTGAAATTGCCGGCTAATATCTATATCAACCCTCGTGATGTTCTTTCTCGTTTGAAAGACGGTGAAGATTTAGGCGAAATTGCTGATGATTACGAAATGAGCGACAACACCTTACTAAATGATTTAGAAGCCGCTCGTCAATATTTTGCGCCATTTGCCGATTTTTGGAATGAACATCGAGATGAAATTGATTTTGCTGTTACTCAAAACGAACCGGACGATTCTGATAACGAAATTGCTGAATCCGAAAACGAAATAACCGAAAATCAGAACGAAAATACCGATTCTGAGGACGATGATCCATATTGAGAGCTGACGACCGAGTGTTAATTCTGGAAGGTAGAAAGTGGATTTGGTCTCATGAGGAAGTTGAGCGAGCTATCTCGCTCTTTTCCCTTGGACTGATTCCCAGCCAAGTGGCAGAAGAGATGAAACAGCATCCAATCGATATTGGGATGCTGTACCTTCACCTTTTAGTAAAAGGAAAGATTAAAGTTATAAACCACTAAATGTTGTTTGGTTGTTAAATGGGAACACAATATATTGTGGATAAAGTTGTTGATAGTGTGAATAACTTTAGGGAGGTTAAGTGAATGAAACCGAAGTTTAGAGGAAAAACAATCAAAGGCATTTGGGTATCGGGTTTTGTAAGTGTGGTAACCGATAAAAGAGCTGGTGTCGAGCCTGGAACTTATATTTCCAATAGTGTCGGTGTGCCTTTTGCCTACGAAGTTATACCCGAAACCATCGGACAATCTACAGGCCTGAAAGACAAGAACGGTGTGGAGATTTTTGAGGGGGATATAGTAAAAAACACGCACAATCAAAAAATACGACGTGTTTTTTGGAATCCAAACCGTACAGCGTTTGAGCTGAGCGAAGTTGGACATGAATCATCACGTACAGAGTATTGGAGTTTATCTAATCCAAAATGGAGCTACGAAATTATCGGCAACGTTCGGGATACACCGGAGCTTTTGGAGGGGAAAGAATGAAAAAAATAAATATTAATCCGCAAGAAGTCTATGTATGGCTTGCATATAGCGACGGTTGGCATAAATACGCAGGGCATATCATTACAATTCAAGGAATTAGGTTTTCGGTGATTGTATTGCCAGCCAAAAGTCACGATGGTTATGATTTAGTGTTTTCTAGCTTAGACAGTGGTTCTAAATTTAGAACGGTACCGCTCAACGTTATTGAATTTTTGAATTGTGATACTAAAGAAAAAACATTAGTTCAGTATGCAAAGAGTGCCATAGTTGTGATGTCCGTTATCGACAACTTTGGTAAGAAAAAGGTCTTAGATGTGATAAAAAAAGCAGAGCTAGAAAACAAAAAGAAATTTGGAGATATGCCTGCAATTGAAAAAATTGAGATGGTTTAGCTAATCGCAAAGGAGTGAGAAAGTTGACTACTGAAATTTGGATTGAAAGCAGAACAGTCGAACAGCCTATTCTATATGGCTATAAAAACGGAAAGTCGATTATCTTTGAAAATGCTTCGATCAATCCATACCAGAGAAGTGTTTCAATCAGTCTTACTAAAGAGCAGTACGTTGTGTTTTATCAACAACTGCTAGAAATGGCCAGACAAGTATGGCCTGATTTAGTATTAAAAGAAGCTACGAGTTTTGGTAATGATTACACTGAATATTACGATAAAGAATTTGACAACGACGGATCGGCTTCAATTGATGATGATGGAATTTATTTTTGGCCACCCGCACCTCATTTGGAGTCAAATCGTTTATATCGCTTTACCAAAGCAAAAATCCAGACTTATTTATTTGATTTGCAGAAACACGCTGAATTAAAAGATTAGTTCGTTAAAAATAGAGGCAGCAGACCACTCGCTGCCCCTTTAACAGTGAACAATGTGCTTGTTTTCCGCCAAGCACACACAAATTGTAGCAGCATTTTGCGGGATTGGCTATTTAAGTGGTCATTTCCGTTTTGGAAAACACCAGGAGGAGGGAATTATGAATAAACAAGAGCTGTTGAATGAATTAAAAAAAAGAGAACATAATAATTGGTCATTGAGCGTTCCTTTCAACGAAGGCTATAGAAGGGGAATCAGTTTTGCTCTTGAATTAGCTAAGCAATTAGACGAACCAAAGTCAGAACTGATAGAAGTGCCAGCAATGATTGCCAAATTTATTAAAGAGAACTCAGACCCTATTTTTGAAATATGTGCATGGTCTGACCACTATGGTAGTGACGGCAGAACATGCGATGACCCTGAGTTATCAGTAGTTTTGGATTGGTATGGTAGTAATACCAAAGAATTTTATGAAGCTGTTTTGAACGGGTACGTTGTCAAGCAGGAACCAAAATTTGAAATTGATTTTGGTAATGGTTTTATTCTTTATCAAACTGATGATGAGTATTGGATTGAATCAAGAGAACAAAACGAGGGATATTTTAAGCAACAATTTACAGAACAAGAAATAAAGTCAATTGATGAACGTTACTGGGCATTTGCTGTACCTGTTGATGGAAGTGTGGAGGAAATATGAAACCAAAAGAGTTCATGGGACAAAAAGTCTACTACGAATCAGATATAAGATTGCGGGGTTGGCAGCTTATTAAATATATGGAATGTTACACAAACGGTGTAAGCAATTCGCTTTGGCGGAATAAGTCCGGTAATGAAGTGAGGTTGCTTGTTTATTGAGGAGGCAGCTGAATGAAAAACGAGTTAACAAATCTGGAATGGATTGCACTGACTAGATATCTCCAGGGTACGCTTTATCTCGGTGGTAGCAATCTAAATCGTCAACAGCTGATTGAAGCTTTTAAAACAGCAAAAGAAAAAGTAATTGAAGTTGGTTTGGAGTTGATGTGATGATGTATTTTGTGTTAGGAACTATCATGTTTTTCTTGGGAATTTTTACTAATGAATTAGGGCATTATCTTGATAGAAAAGAAAAATAAAAAAGCCGGATTTCTCCAGCCACTGGGTAATATTTCGACAAAAATATTATAACATAACAGTGGTGGGAGGAATCAAATAGATGAAGCTTTTTGATGTTAGTAAATATGAGATTCCAGATCCGAAGAACGTGGATTTGGATAGGACAAAATATAATGTCGGCGTGTTTTTAACAGCATATCTTTCATGCAGATCAAGAATCGGTGAACCACGTGAGCCAAAAATTACGAGTAGTTTTTCAATTGTTCCTCCTTCATTTTCAAATCAAAATTCAGCCCAAGCAGAACAAATCTTGATTCAGAAAGAAGAACTGAAGGAAGAATTTAATTATTTACATGACTTGTTTTTGCGAGGTTATTCATCTATTCAACATCCATTTAAGCCTGAAATAGCTAATCGACGGAAAAAGATTTTTTATGATCGATACATTCATGGTTTGAGTGTTTACATCACAGCAGAAAGAAATCATGTTAGCGAAGACTTAGTTTCCCAAGAGTCCAGCATTGCGATTGTTCAATTTGCGTCCGCACTGGAACTTTTGCAATTTCGGTAAAATATCGGGTGTTTGTCGGGTATCTGTCGGCTGTTTATCCGGCAAACATACTGATTACATACTGACATTAGGCGGTATTATGATAGTGTAGAAAAAATAAAAAAACAAAGCAGTCGCCATTATTGGTGGCTGCTTTTTGTTGGAAATTAATGAGAGGTGAAAATCATGCAGTTTAAAAAAATGAGAATCACCGATTTAAAACCTGCAGACTATAACCCAAGAATAGAACTAAAGCCAGGTATGGATGAATATGAAAAACTAAAACAATCTATTCTGGAGTTTGGCTTTGTTGATCCGCCAATTTTTAATATTCAAACTGGAAACTTAGTCGGTGGCCACCAACGCGTTAGTGTCGCTAAAGATTTGGGGCTATTTGATGAGATAGAGGTATCAGTGGTTGATTTACCCATTGAGAAAGAAAAAGCTCTTAACGTCGCCCTCAATAAGATTTCTGGTAAGTGGGACGAGGAAAAACTTACCCACCTTTTAAAAGAATTGGGTGACGAAGTCATTCAATTGACCGGCTTTTACGAAAACGAAGTAGCTGATTTGATTACGTCATTTGATTATGCGGAAGATATCGAGAAACCGATTGTAGAAGATGACTTCGATATTGCAGAATCAGCAAATAGACATGCAGAACCCAACACTAAATATGGGCAATTGTGGAAATTAGGGAATCATTATCTTTTATGCGGTGACGCTACAAAATCAGAAGATGTTGAGAAATTGTTGCAAAATCAGCAAGCCGATTTAGTCGTCACCGATCCGCCTTACAACGTGGCTGTTACGTCTGACAGCCAAGAATTGCAGGAGTCGGGACGTGGTCAGATTATGAATGATAATATGTCAGACAGCGAATTTGATGATTTTCTTGCCGCTGTCTTTTCAAATTATTCAGCTGTTGTGAGCCCGAATGCGGCGATTTACGTGTTCCACGGTTCATCTTATCAACGTGAGTTTGAGAATGCCATGAATGCCGCTGATATTGTCGTACGTGCGCAATGTATCTGGGTAAAGAATAATGCAACGTTTGGTTGGAGCCAGTACCGCTGGCAACACGAACCAGTTTTCTATGCTTTTAAAAACGGAGAAGCTCCTTCTTGGTACGGAGATCGAAAACAAACCACTGTTTGGCAGGATGATTTGATTGAGGATTTACCTGCTACGCTTTGGAAAGTTCCAAAAGATGATGTAGCTAAGTATTATCATCCAACACAGAAGCCATTGTCTTTAATCGCGATTCCAATCCGGAATAGTTCAAAAAGAAACGATATTGTCCTTGATTTTTTTGGAGGTTCCGGGAGTACGTTAATGACGTGCGAGCAGTTAGATCGCAACTGTTACACAATGGAGTTAGATCCAATTTTTTGCGACGTTATCATTGAACGTTGGGAAAAAGTTACCGGAGAAATTGCAGAATTGATTAACTAGGTTACAAAGCACACTTTCGGGAACTTGCAACGAAGTCATGCGAAAGAAGCTTTTTAATAAAAAAGAGGCCGGTGCGCTAACACCGACCCTTTCTACGAGGATTGCACCCCGAAGACACAGAGAATTCCCACGCGTGGATTTTCGACACCCTCTGCGTCTTTTAGCATTTTATCAAATGCGGGGTGCTCAAACAATGGGAACAGAAGATTTTGACTTAGATTATGAAATAAAAAAGGCAGAAGAGAAGGCGGAAACGGTTGACGAGTACAAACGAATTATTCGAGTTGCTCTGGGAAAATGGCTTTCCAATCTGCAATCTGGAGAAATCAAACTTAATTCTGTGAGTGATTTAAAAGTTTTAATCGAAGCAGATCTGATGCTTAAAGATATTGAAAATTAGAGAAACAAAACTCAACGAAAATGATTGTGAGGTGGTGCATTGATGGATGGCTAGACAAAGAGATCCAAAACGAGATATAGCGAAAGAAATTTGGCTAGAGTCAAAAGGGAAAAAGATTCTCAAAGATATCGCCCAAGAGTTAGGTGTCTCCGATTCTCAAATAAGAAAATGGAAGTCTCTTGATAAATGGGGAGACGATCTTAAAAGTAATGTTACCAATGGGAAAAGTAACGTTACCAATAAGGGTGGGGCGCCAACGGGCAATAAAAACGCAATTGGAAATAAAGGAAATAGTCGCGCTTCGCCGCCAAAGGGTAATAAAAATGCTTTAAAAACAGGTGAATATGAAACTATATTTGCTGAATATTTATCAGATGAAGAGAAAGGGATTTATCAGTCAATCACTGATGATCCTTTTTTTGTTATGTCAGAAGAAGTTCGATTATTAAAGATTAGACAAAGACGCATGATGCAGCGAATTGCAGACGCAGAAGCCGGACTCAACGAAAAAGAACAGGAAATGCTTTATGAGTTGCGAGGGCGAAAAACATTAATCGAATCGAAAAAAAGCGGCAAAAAAGTAGAAGTTGAAGTTCCTGATTTAGTTCTCACCGAAATGAAAGAACATTCTTTTAGAAAAATAAATGATGTTTTACTCATTGAAGACGCGTTGACGAGGGTCAGCAACACGCTTCAGAAGGCGATTAAGCAACTAAACGAGTTATCTATCACAGAGCAACGTTTAGAGCTAATGAGGGCGCAGACAGACCACACCAAAGCACAAACAACGAAAGCGTTAATCAATAAGGATGGTGACGAGAATGACGGCGGCACAGTGATCAATATCATTGATGACATCACTGCCCAAGAACAAGAAGGTGAAGAGAATGGCTAAAGTTATCACACAAAAGAACGTGCGACTTACCAATGTTTTAGCACCTTCTTTCTATCCATTTCACCAGGCAGTAAAAGACAGTCTGAATTCGTCATATTGGCTCAAAGGCGGACGTGGCTCTACAAAGTCGTCAGCAATCTCTGTCGAGATCATACTCGGTATTGAAAAGGATGTTGATGCAAATGCTGTGGTATTGCGTAAAGTCGCTGAAACATTGCGAGAATCAGTCTACGAGCAAATGCTTTGGGCAATAGACATCTTAGGTTTAACAGATGAGTATCATGCATCAGTCAAACCATTGCGAATCACTAAAATTAAGACTGGCCAACGAATTATTTTTAAAGGTGCTGAGAAACCTAAGAAGGTAAAGGCTAGTAAATTCCGTCGTGGTTACGCTAAGTTCATCTGGTTTGAGGAAGTTGATGAGTTTAATTCAATGGCTGAGCTTCGTACTATTATCCAATCGTTGGGTCGTGGTGGCGCCGGGATTAAGATTTTCTATTCCTTCAACCCTCCAGAATCAAATACGAACTGGACAAACTTAGAGATTCAATCACAAAAGATTCGTGATGATGTTTTTATCCACCATTCTGATTACAGGAGCGTTCCTAAAGAGTGGCTAGGGGAATTATTCATTCAAGAGGCAGAACACCTTAGAAAGACAAACGAAAGCAAATGGCGACATGAGTATTTAGGAGATGTAACGGGTACTGGCGCTGAAGTGTTCAAGAATATTACCGTTAGAAAAATTACTGACGAAGAGATTGCATCGTTTGATAAAATCCATCATGGACTTGACCATGGTTATGCCGGCGATCCTATGCACTACACAAAAAACTATTACGACAAAACTCGCTTAAGGTTGTATATCTTCGGTGAAGTTCACCAAGTCGGTCTTTCAAACAGAAGGGCAGTCGAGTCTATCCAGAAGCTGAATCCTAGCAATGATTTTGTTACTGCTGACAGCGCAGAGCCTAGGACGAACAGCGAATTTGAAAGCCTAGGACTGAGAATCAAGAAAGCCAAAAAAGGCCCAGGCTCAATTGAGCATGGTATTAAGTGGCTTCAAGATTTAGAAGAAATAATCATCGATCCTTATCGCTGCCCCAATACCAAAAGAGAATTTACCACTTACGAGGTCGATCGAGATTCCAACGGGAACCTAAAAGGGTCGTATCCGGATCGCAACAACCACTCGATTGATGCAACTAGATATTCTATGGAAGACGAGATGGCCAAAAGAGTCGCAAAAGTTCGCAAGAAAATCAAAGGTTTATAAGAGAGGTGAGAAAATGGCAATTGCAATTAATCGAGAAATTGCTGGTAATTTGGATAATCCGTCAGCAGAATTATTGAACTACTGCATGGCACAGCATCTGAATAACAAAGCAAGGCTTGAAAAGCTGTCGAACTATTATGATGGCAAGCAGGAAATTTTGAATCGCACAAAAGAGGATGATTCAGCACCAAACAATAAAATTCTAATTAATCACGCAAAGTACGTGGTGGATATGAATGTCGGGTTCATGGTGGGAAACCCTATCGCTTACAGTGCTTCTCAGGGAAATGATATCTCGTCTATCTTGGAGGAGTACGACCGAATCGATATTGTTAGTCATGATACCGAGTTGGAAAAGGATCTTTCGACTTTCGGAGTCGGCTATGAGCTCATCTACCTACGAAAAGTATCAGAGACAGAAACTGAGACAGATGTCCGCTGCATTGACCCGCGAGGAATTTTTCTCGTGACAGATGACACCATCGACAAGAATCCACTCTTTGCGGTACACGTCCAACCTGTCTACGATTTGGAAGGTGGCATCGACCATTATTTGTACAAGTATTACAACGACAACCGAATTATCACCTTTAAATCTGACACAGAAGGGCAGAGTGGATACACATTTGTTAAGGCTCTACCGCATTACTTTGGCCGTGTCCCAGTAATCGAGTATCGAAATAACGAGGAGAAACAGGGAGACTTCGAACAGGCTATCAGCCTGATTGATGCCTATAACCTTCTTCAATCAGATCGTCTGAATGACAAGGAAGCTTTTGTGGATGCCATTCTATTTATTCAAGGGTTCATGCTGGATGAGGAAGATGGAAAGGCTTTGATGGAAGAAAGGATGCTCCAAGTGACTGGAACCCCATCTGAAACTGCAGCTGGCTATCTGACCAAGGAACTGAATGAAAACAATGTCAGCATGCTGAGAGATGCCATTTTAGACGACTTCCACAAAGTGACCTATGTTCCAAACATGAACGATGAAAACTTTGCTGGCAACGTGTCAGGAGAAGCAATGAAGTACAAGCTTTTCGGTCTTCTACAGCTGATGTCGGTGAAATCCCGATACATGATCAAGGGTTTGCGTCAACGGCTTGAAATATTCGCCAATATCCAAAACCTTAAAGGTCCTAAAGTGGATGTGACTGGGGTAGAGATTAAGCTTAAGCCGAATCTGCCAGTTAATACTTCAGACACGATTGATCAGATTGTATCAGCGTATAATGCTGGCATTTTGCCGCTACGCTTCCTGTTGACCTGGCTGCCGGACATATCAGATGTGGATGAAGTGCTAGAACAACTAAATCTCGAAAAAGAGGAAGCTATAGCTCTTCAGCAAAAGGCCATGGGTTCTCAGGCTGATGATAGCCACAGTGATTTGGATGAAGAACCTGACGAGGAGGATGAAGATGAATCAAAAACAGTTAGAAGAACTGATGAAAATGAACGAGAATAATCAAACACTAGAAGCTACTTTTTTTGAAATGCAAAAAGGGTTGAGCATTCTAGCTAAACAAGGAAAATTCTTGTTTGATGAGTGTGTTACAAATGGGTTCAATGAACAACAAGCACTTCAGTTCACTATTGGGGTTTTCACTGGTTCTGCTAAGTAGGTGAGGTAGATGGCAAAGAAGAGTAGTAAGCTTTCCTACTGGCAAAAAAGAGCTCTTGAAGACGAAAAACTCATCAATGACGGTGCGAAACAAGTCGAAAAGACAGTTATTTCTGCTTACCGACAAGCTCAGGAATACCTGACCCAGAAAGCCAAGAAGCTTTTCAAACGGGCTCAAGCGAAGACAGGCTACGAGGAAGCTGAACTTAAAACGCTACTAAATGAAACCGTGCCGGTTGAACAGCTGGTCGAGCTTCAGCGGTTAGCAAAGGACATCAGTAATCCAAACATTCAAGCATCAGCTAAGAAACGGCTAGATGCTCTAGCGATGAAACACCGTATCACTAGGGTGGAGGACTTGAAAGCAAAGGCCCACCTTGTTACTCGTCAGATTGCTGACGTGCAACTGAGTGAGTCTACTGGCTATTTCGTGGATGCCATTCAAAAAGCCTATCAGCGTGAGCAAGCTAATGTTGCTGTCCAGCGCTTAGAGGCTAAGGACGTTCAGCTTGAAATCTGGAATCAATCAGATTGGGAGAATGCCCAGCACGAGTTTAAGCAACTTTCTACCAAAGAAACTCGGAACATCCTAGAGAGCCATTGGCACGGATCGAATTATTCTAAGAGAATCTGGAATGATACGGACAAGCTGGCCAAACGATTAGAGGAGCTTTTTACCGTTGAAGCACTCACCGGTATGAGTCAGCAAGAGATGGTCCGAACTATCTCAAAGGAGTTTGATACTTCTGTTGGTGTGGCCCGCCGATTAATTCGGACGGAAGCCAATTACATGGCCAACCAAGCAAAGCTCAAATCTTGGATTGATAACGGGGTGGAGTATTACCGGTTAGTAGCGGTTCTGGATTTTCGCACTTCTAGCATCTGCCAGTTAAAATCAAAAGAGAATAAGCGATACAAAGTATCGGAGGCAGTTGTAAACGGGGCAGCAGGTAATTACCCGCCGTTCCATCCATGGTGTAGAACGATTGCCATTGCTGATTTTGGTAAGCGGACTGCAGCCGGAATGAGAATTGCCAATGATCCAATAAGCGGGAAGACCTTCCAGATTTCTCAGCGTGCCACCTACGAGGACTGGATCAATAAACTTCGTGAGTCATATTCAGACGAAGAGATTACTAAGCATAAGAAAATGATTTTGAATCGGTCGAAAGACAATGAGCAGTATCGGCATATGAAAACAATTATTCCTAAGGAAAACTGGCCGAGGAATTTGGATTCTTTCCAAGAAATCAAGTATAATAACGGTAGAGACTGGCAATTGACCAAAATTGATTACCAGCGAAGGAAAAGGCTGTTGAATAATCCTGATTTGAAGTTACCTAATGCCGAGGATGCAACTATCGACAATCGAAAATTTACTAGATATTTATTTGATGGTTCCAACGAAAAAGGTTTAATCAAAGGTCGTTTGATTACTAAAAAGCTAGGATATTCTATTGAAAACTATGCAGAATTCAAGCGGGAGATACTAAAACGATCACTTCAATATCCTGTAACTTTGAAACATAGCGATTCGCATGGTGCTCGTTATGAACAAAAAATGATAATGTATGACACACAAAATAAGCCAGTAAATGTCGTTGCAGGTTGGAATGTAAAAGATGGCAAAACACACATGAGTACTATTTTAATCAAGGAGGTTAAGTGATGAAATTGAGTTTATATGATGTTGTGAGACTTAAAGACGGTCGTATTGGCGACATTACGGATATTAGCCCAACCTCTTTGCAAATAGATATTCAAGTTGGACCAGAAGAGTTTGTAACAGACTACGATGTTGATCCAAAAGAAGTTATAGAGGTTATAAGTAAAGGAAAATTATAGCACCCAGTCGCGGTTATGTGATTGAGTGCTATTTTTGTACCTAAAATCAAGGGGGGATTATTACGGAAGAAAAAGCAAAAATCAATATTCTAGGCACAGAATATACAATCTTCGTCAATGTCAGCGAGAAAGAAAAGTCGTTTATGAGAGACAATGATGGAGTGACAGATTTTACCACTAAAGAAATTTTCATTGCAATCTTGGATGATGGCAACCCTATGAATATGCAAAATATGCACGTTTATGAAGATAGGACTATTCGTCATGAGATTGTTCATGCAACTCTTTTTGAGTCTGGCTTAGATCACAACACAAAGTGGGCTAGAGATGAAGAAATAGTTGATTGGATTGCTATTCAAACACCTAAGCTATTTAATATTTTTGAAAAACTAGAAGTAATGTCCTGGCGATAGGGCTTTTTATTTTGAAAAAGAGAGGACTTTGTAAAATGGAATTGATTGTATTTACTAACAATGGACAAACTTATCACTTCAAAGGTATAGAAAATTTTAGACCAACGACCACAGGGTTTAGCTTTGATTACTTGGGAGTTGCGACAGGTGTTAAACGATCAGCAGTGTTTAACAATACCAGCACAGCAGGCTATGCGTTGAGAGAGGTTGGAGAATAATGGATAACGAATTATTTATTGCAAAGTGCAAGGGAATCGTACGAAATAAAATTGAGGAAGCTATTGCTGATCCTAGCGGAGCGGTACCTCATTTTGATGTATTTATAGTTTGGTCATGCAAAACTCTACAAAACAATAAAGCCATTTTGAGCGCCAGTATTAAAGGCGCACCGCTATATGAAGTGACTCACAATGGTGACAAAGGTGAGATTTATGTTGACACCTACACAAAAGAATCAAATGAGTGTATCAAAGTCTAGCACCCGCTAGGCTTATTATTTTGCCTTTTTTCTTGTTCCAGGCGTTAAAGAGGACCTGTCTCGTCGCCGGACGTAAAGCGAGATTCGAGTAGCGACGTAATCGCCGGAGGAAATACTATGAAAGACTTATTTAAATTGCCGATGAATTTGCAGTTTTTTGCTGAACAAGACGACGAACAAGAGACTGGTGCTGATGATGAAAATCAACAACAGGATCCGCCAGAAAGAAAATTCACCCGTGCTGAAATGGCTGGAATTATCGCTGCAGAGGTAAAGAAAGCTACCGAAGCCATTGTTCAGAAAAAAGACGAGGAAATTCAACAGGCAAAGACTGAGGCTGAGAAACTGGCGCAGATGAATGAAGATCAAAAGTCCGAGTATGAGCGTCAACAGCGAGAAGATGCTCTTTTGAAGCGTGAGGCTGATATCACTGCAAGAGAATTACGAGCTCAAGTAACGGTTCAACTGACTGAAGATAATCTACCTGTTGAATTGACTGATTTGTTAAATTTCTCTGATGCCGATTCTTGCAACGACTCTTACCAAAAAGTAAAAGATGCCTTTGCAAAAGCTACTGGCTCATTTGATGAGGCTGTGCAAGCTGAGGTTAACAAACGTCTAGCCAATTCGGCTGATCAACCTTTAGGAAATGGTCAATCTGCTGCCGGTAACAACAATCCTTGGTCGAAAGAATCTTTCAACCTAACTGAGCAAGGTCGGATTTTAACAGAGGATCCGGAACGTGCAAAGTTACTGATGCAACAAGCCAAAAAATAATGAGAAAAGAGGAACAGTAAATGACCCAATTAAAAATGAAAATGGACCTTCAATATTTCGCTGCTAAGACAAAAATTGAAGATGTAATTGTCCCAGAAGTCTTTAATAAGTATGTAATTGAACGTACTGCAGAATTATCAGCTTTGTACCAATCCGGAATTGTCGTGGCCGATCCAGAATTAGACGCTTTAGCCACAGCTGGTGGTAAGTTAATCAATATGCCGTTTTGGTCAGATTTAACTGGAGAAGATGAGGTGTTATCAGATACTGATCCATTAGAAACTGACAAAATTACTTCTGGTCAAGACCAAGCTGCATTACTAATGCGTGGTAAAGCGTGGAAAGCAAATGATTTAGCAAAGGCGCTATCAGGTGATGATCCAATGCGTGCTATTGGTGATTTAGTAGCAGCATACTGGGCACGTCGCCAACAAGTTACTTTGCTATCTACGCTAAGAGGAGTGTTCGGAGCAGCGTCTACTAAAATGACTGGAAACTCTTTAGATATCTCTGCTGAAACTGGCAATGCAGCAGCCTTTACTGGCGAAACTTTCATTGATGCATCATATAAACTGGGCGATTCCGAAGAAAAATTGACTGCGCTTGCTGTGCACTCTTCTGTATATGCTAGCTTACGGAAACAAAATTTAATTGAATTCTTGTTAGCATCAGATAACAGTAAGATTCCAACTTATATGGGTAAACGTGTAATCGTAGATGATGGAATGCCTGTTACTGGCGATACTTTTACTTCTTACATTTTCGGTGCAGGTGCAATTGGTCTGGGTAATGGTGCTGCACCAGTTCCGACTGAAACGGATCGTGATGCTTTGGCTGGGGATGATATCCTAATCAACCGTCAACACTTCTTATTGCACCCTCGCGGCGTAAAATTTACCAATAAATCTGTTGCGGGTTCTTCACCTACGAATGCGGAATTAGCAACGGGGACAAACTGGGAACGGGTTTATGAACCTAAAAACATTCGTATCGTACAGTTCAAGCATAAACTTTATGTGCCAACTGTGACGGTTCCTGGCGGCACTGGCGGAGAGTAAGGAGGTCTAATTGATGGATGAGGAAAAGCTGAAAGAAATGACTGATTCCTTAGCAATCCGCTTAGGCGTTAGTGACGAGAATGAGAAAGCTAAGCTAAAAGGTCTAATCGAGGATGCTTTAATCCTCGTCCTCGATTTTACTGGACGAGATGTTGATAGTATCGTGGCCCCTTTGTACTACTATGCTCGCCAATTAGCTGTGATTACATGGAATCGTGAAGGAAATGAGGGAGAGGCTTCTCGTAGTGAAGGAGGCATTTCTCAGACTTTCATTATCGATATCCCTCCAGATATTCAATCTGGTTTGCGGCGTTATCGTGTTGGGAAGGTGGTCAAGCGTTATGCGCCTAAGAAAGCGTGAGCTTCAAACGGTTTGGTTGAAACATCGAAAAGTTACTTCTGACGATGAGGGGAATGATGTAATCACCTACTCGGAGGACCCCAAAGAATTGCAAATGAATGTTCAATCGGCTGGTGGTCAAGTAATGGCTCAGATTTATGGTGAGAGCCTTCCTTACGTCAAGACATGCAAGTATCAAGGAGACCAGCTAAAAGTCGGGCAGAACGAAAAGGACGGCATTTGTATGTACGTTTCAAAGGACAAGGATCCAGACTATGAAGTTGTGGCTATTCAACCCTTTTCAACCCACTTAAATATCACACTTAAGAAGCGAGGTACAGAACATGGGAGTTGAAATCAAAGGCCTAGAGAGCCTGCGTAGAAAAGTAAAAGCTATGCCCAAAGTTCTTGATGATGCAATGTGGGACGCTACTTTTGAATTGACTGAGCTAGTCCAGCAAGCTGCAGTGTTACGAATACAATCAAGTGCTAAATATAGTTCTGGGGAATTGGCCGGAAGTATCAAGTATGAGGTCGTGATCAACGCACAAGGGAAAATTGTTGGCCGAGTCTGGTCTGACAAGGAACAAGCGATGTATCGTGAGTTTGGGACTGGACCTGTCGGGCAAGAAAGCCAGAAGGATCTTCCGGAAGGGGTCACGCCAGTCTATTCAACAGCTGCGTGGTTTATTCCGGTGGATAAAATGGGCGTTGATCTGGAAGCTGTGTACGGTATTCCGAGAATTATCATTCAGGGCAATGAATTTTATCTGACTCGTGGGCAACCGGCACGTCCGTTCTTGTATCCATCTCTAAAAGAAATTATGGAACAAGCTCCCGAAGTGTATAAAGAATATGTGCGGGAAGGATTGAAAAAACTATGACCAAAATTAACATGAAACAAGTCACAGTTGATGTCCTGAAGTCAGTACCGGAAATCAAAAAAATCGCTACTGATTATCCATCGAATTGGACTACTTTTCCAACAGCAATCTATCGAACTGTCAGTAAACCTTATCAAGTCGATGCACTTGGACAAGAATTACAGACGCAATGGACAGTAACAATTGAAATATATGGAACAACAAGCTTAACCAATATCGCAGGAAGTGTATTAGACACATTTGGTGGTATTGGTTTTTTTGGCACTACAAAAGATGCAAATACAGCTGATTTGAAACGAGTAATCGTTGAGGTATCAGCTGTAGTGGACAATGTAACAAAATACGTATATCAGAAATAGGAGGAATTAAATTATGGATTTTGCAGGTCTATTATCAAAAGGTACCGTCTTAACATATAAGGATGGCGCAACAAGCAAAACTGTAGCAGCGGTCAAATCGATTCCAGCTTTGGGATCCGATCCTGAAAAAGTCGATGTCACTCACTTGGGATCACCTAAAAAAGCATATATTAAAGGTATCGAGGATACAGATAATTTAGAATTCGCCATCATCTATCAGGGTGATAACTTCCGCGATATCCACACATTGGTGGAAACTGGTAAATCGGTTGAATGGACAATTACGTTCCCAGATGGGTTGAAATCTGAGTTTAAAGGTGAACCGTACTACAAATTCGATGGTGTGGAAGTTAACCAAGCTGTTGGATTTAACTTAGGCGTCGTTGTAAGTGATGGTCCAACTATGACACCCGCACCAGAAACACCAGAAGGATAATAAAACAAATTTTTGAGACCAGGATATTTCTTGGTCTCTATTTTTACCATTTTAGGAGGAAAATAAATGCCAGCAAAAAATAAAATTGTGCAAATGCCAAACACAACAACTTTTCAATTAGGTGATTTGACACTTCAGTTGCGTTTGGACGGGAAAGCAATCTTAAATATTGAAAAACGTTTAGACGAAGGAATTATGGGGCTGTTTGTTAAAAAACAAGGTGAAATCAAATTGCCACCTGCAAATACTTTGCTGATTATTCTTCAGGGAGCAAATAAAACGTCTGGGGTTACTGACAAAACAATTGTTGAAGCTTTTGAAAAATATATCGAGTCAGGGAAAACTACTATGGATTTATTTGGCGATATTAATGAATTCTTGGACGAACAAGGTTTTTTCGGAAAGAAAGAAACGGACAGCGAAGCGACAGATGGGGAATCTTTGGATCAGGAACCCGCAGCGGAAGCGGACAGCCTGCTGTAACATTTAGCACCTTATCAGAATTACTGGATCATATGTATCCCCAAGCTGTTGAAGCTGGTATTCCAGCAGTAGATTACTGGCAAATGACGCTAGAAGAAATCATGATCCAGGTTGCTGCTAATAAAAAGAATAAAGAAAATGAGTTGCGGGAACAAGCTTTGTTCGACTATTCGCAACAGCGCTTGGCAGTATTTGCCTTCAACGATCCTAAGAAATTTCCAAAATTTGAAGAGGCATATCCGTTTCTAAATCAAATCAAGGAAGCTGTCGAAGAACAGAAGACCGAAGAGCAACTGAAACAAGAAGAGATGTCTCGTGAACAGGAAATCTTTTTAGCTCAAGCGGAAGCCATTAAAGCAACCCGTGAACGGAGAAAACTTTTAGAAGAAAGGTAGGTGAGAAATATGGAGTTGGAAACTCTTGAAGTTCTATTGGATGTTAACACTGCCAGAGTAGAGGAATCTTTAGAACGAGTTTTACCACAAATCGAAAGCGCGATGAATCGTATTCAGCAAATATCTGGCAATTCAATGGATCGCACTGAAAAGAACATGAATATCGAAAAAGGCACCAGTAATTTTTCTAAGCAACTCGATAAAATGAATCAAACATTAGAAAAAACCATGTCTAACTTTGAAAAGACAACGAAGCAATCGAGTGAACAGGTTGGTGATAATTTTTCATCCGGAATTCGGAAAGCTCGGCCTAAAGTAACTAAGGAAATCGATGCGATGGTCAATGAGATCAATGCCAAGATGGGTCAAGCAAAGGCAGCTCAAGAAAAAGTAGCATACTTGAAATCACAACGCCAATCAGCTTCTTCTGCTGGAGATACTGGCAAAGTAGTGAAATATGACGAACAAATCGCTCGCTCTCAAGCTCAGATGTCAAAGTTTGAAGACCAGGCAAAAGGGATGGCCAATACTATCAAGCGTGAATTCGATGCTGTTCCACAGTCACTGGATACCATTACGAAATCAATGGCTCAAAACGAAGGCCAAATCGAAGCAATGCGGAAAAGAATTAAAACCCTGAAAGCAGAATATGCAGAGCAAAGAAAGCCAGTTGGTAGTTTCAGTAGTGGATTTACCGGTTCTGAAGACACACCACAATCGCTAAAAACATCAGCTGAAATAGAGAAGCAGTCTGCAAAAATGGCAAAACTAATCAGTAGTAATGATCGTTTACAAAAAGAATATGCTCAAACTGAAGATCGTGCCACATCGCTCAGGAAAGCTTTAGCTCGTATCAACAATACGATGAGTCAATCTTCTATCCAAACCGGGTCGGCAGCTAACGGCGCTGCTCAAACTGGTACTGGATTAAAACAATCTGAACGTGCCGTTTCCAAATACGGTGGTGTCTTTAATCGAATGTCCAATGCTGTTTCTCACGGCTTTGGGGGTATAGGAAATGGACTAAAATCTTCACTTGGATTCATTGGAAAGTTCGGAAGTCTATTTTCTAATTCATCCAAAAAAGTAACAGCTGGAAATAATCAAATGATGAATAGTACCAATGCTTTTGGACAGTCTATGCGGTATTTGTTGCCATCATTAGTTGTTTACCAATTGCTTGGAGGAGCTATTCGAGCTTTAGCGGGCGGTATGTTCTCTGCGTTAAAAACAAACGATCAATTTTCGGCATCGTTAAATCAGATTAAAGTAAATTTAATGACTGCGTTTTATCCGATTTATACCGCAATTTTGCCGGCAGTAAATGCTCTTATGAGTACGGTAGCGCAACTTACAGGGCAGTTAGCATCCTTTATTGCGATGCTATTCGGGACAACCTATGATGCAGCAAAACAAGGCGCTAGTGGATTGTATGACAATATCCAAGCGCTAAACGATACTGGGTCTTCTGCAAATAAAGCCAATGAGAAAGTGAAGAAACTACAAAAATCTCTCATGGGATTTGACCAAATCAACAAACTGAATCTTGATTCTGGCGATGACGATAAAAAAGATACATCACTTGATAGCAAAACCCCAGCTATAGACTTTGGCAAGGCTACAGGTACCTATACAACACCCAAATGGATGTTAGATATCCAAAAACTACTAAAAGACTTTTTCAAACCTTTTAAAGACGCATGGAAAAATCAAGGTCAGAAGGTAATTGATGCTTGGAAGTATGCTTTAGGTGAAGTCATTGGACTAGCTTCAGCAATTGGTAAATCGTTCATGGAAGTTTGGACTAATGGAACAGGTCAATTGTTCATTGAGAACTTACTGATACTATTAGCAGATGTCTTGAATATTGTTGGTGATATTGCAGGTGCTTTCAAGCGTGCTTGGGAAGATAACGGCCGAGGGACGCGCTTAATTCAATCAATTTTCGATATGTTTAATCGTATTCTTGAACTGCTTCATGAAATTGCTGTTGCTTTTCGTAATGCGTGGAACGATGGCCGAGGTGAAAGTATTGCGGCTAATATTTTGGAAATTTTTACCAACATCTTTAATACAGTTGGTAATCTAGCTGGTCAGCTGAAAAAAGCCTGGAAAGAAGGCAAAACAGGAGAATCCATTTTTGGCACAATCTTAGATGTTGTAGATGATCTGTTGGGTAATATCAACAACATGACAAAAGCAACTTCTGAATGGGCTAAAACATTGGATTTTACACCTCTACTAAAGTCAATTGACAAATTGCTTAAGTCCATCAAGCCATTGACCGAGAATATTGGCAGTGGGTTAGCTTGGTTTTATGAGAATGTGTTATTGCCTTTGGCTAAGTTTACAATTGAAGATTTGATTCCTGCTTTCTTAGATACCTTGAGCGGTGCTCTCGATTTCTTAAACGGCGTTATTGACGGGTTGAAGCCTCTGTTTGAATGGCTTTGGGATAATATGCTACAACCTATCGCAGAATGGACTGGTGGTGTAATCGTTGACGTTCTTGAAAGTCTAGGAGATGTGTTATCAGACATTGGTGATTGGATTGACGAGCATAGCGAGGCAGTTTCTAACTTTGCGCTGATAGTCGGATCGTTTGCGGCAGCTTTCGGGTTGGTAAATGCTGCGCTTACGATTTTTGCGGTTGTTGGTGGAATTGCTTCAGGCGTAGCCACTGTTTTAGGTGTGGCAATTGCATTTCTTACAAGCCCCATAGGGTTAGTGATACTTGCCATTGGAGCAGTGATTGCAGCTGGAGTTCTCCTGTGGAAGAACTGGGACAAGATCAAAGAAGTTGCTGGGAAACTTGGAAAGTGGATCGGTGAGAAATGGGACGATATCAAGAAGGCAACCTCTGAAGCATGGGGGAAAGTCACTACATGGACTTCAAAAACTTGGAATGGTGCGAAAGACACCGTCAAAACAAAAGCTTCAGAGATTTGGGACAATGTGAAGAACCGTTGGGCTGACATCAAAAAAAATACACGGGAAACTTGGGATAATTTTTCTTCAAAAGTTTCTGACAAAGCGCGTAGTGCAAAAGATAATGCGTCAAGTCGAATTAGAGAATTGAAGAACAACGTCTCTGATCGCTGGAATGAAACGTGGTCTAAAACTAAGACAATTTGGGACAATGTGAAAGACAAAGTTACTACCAAATCTGGAGAAGCTCGTGATCGCGCTTCAAGTGCTTTTCGAACTTTGCGTTCCAATTTGTCAACGTCACTTGAAGGCGTGAAGAAAACCGCTTCTGATGTTTTTGGAAAGATTGGTTCATGGGCAGCGGATTTACCAGGGCGCATTGCTAAAGGTTTACGAAATGGTGTGAAATCTATAAAAAATGCAGCTGCATCAATCGGAAATGGGCTTGTTGGAGTTGTCGGTAAAGCGATGAATGGCGTTATTAACGGAATTAATTGGGTATTAGGTAAAGTCGGAGCTGGAAAGAGCAAATTAAAACTGTGGACTATTCCTAAATATGCAAAGGGAACTGGGTATCATCCTGGTGGATTAGCGATGGTAAATGATGGCTTAGGCAATAATTACCGTGAAGCATTCCGGACTCCAGATGGTCGCACTGGCATCTTCCCGGCACAAAGAAATTTAATGGTGAACTTACCAGCCGGAACGTCTGTTTTAAGTGGTCCCAAAACTTCTGCTATGTATGGGATTCCTGCATATGCTAGTGGTATCGGCGATTGGTTTAAAGAAAAATGGAATGGTGCTAAAAAAATTGCATCTGATGTTTGGTCGTATGCTTCTAATCCTAAGAAATTACTCAATGCTGCAGTTTCAAAATTTGTTAATTTGAAAAACGCTGTTGAACCAAGTTCGTCTATGTCTAAGGGGTCTGTTGGTACCATTGCTGAAGGCGCATATAATTGGGTTAAATCTAAATTTGATGCGGGTTATAAAAGCTATCAAGCAAGCTTAAGTGGTGGCGATGGAAGTCATGATGGTTCGATGGGCGGATGGGGTGTTTACAAATACCTTTATAACGTTGCTCAAAAAACGATGAAACGATTCCCAGGAATGGTTATTACTTCTGGTCAACGGAATGGTGATCCATACTCTCATGGGAAGCACATGGCAATCGATATCGCGTATCCTTCGAGTATGAATGGTTCGAGAGCATATTTTGGACCAGCTAACTATGCGTTCGAACAATTCCCTTCACAAGTTGCGTACGTCATTACTCAAGGTAAAGTTCGTGACCGAAAAGGAATGTCAGGTACTGGAGCTAGCGGAACTTGGAAAAGATGGCCAGACAATGACCACTATGACCATTTACACATTAACGGATCGTTAGGCGCAAATGATATTGCCAAAAAAGGTAGTGGAATTGGTTCGGAAGGCGGACAAATTGCCAACCAAGGAAGTGGCGTAGAAAGATGGCGCGCCACTGTAAACAAAGCTCTAAAAATGTTAGGTATCTATTCTGTTGCTAATGCTAATAGAACTTTGTACCAAATGAAAACAGAATCCGGAGGGAATCCCAACGCAATCAACAATTGGGATATCAATGCCATCAATGGCACGCCTTCTAAAGGTTTAATGCAAGTTATTGATCCGACATTCAGGTCTTATGCTCGTAGCCCGTACAATAAAAATATCTGGGATCCAATGTCAAATATTTTAGCATCTATGCGATATGCATTAAGTCGATATGGTTCACTGGCGAATGCTTATCGTGGAGTTGGCTATGAAAATGGCGGATTAGTAACGCAAGACGGCCTATATCGAATGGGTGAAGGTAATAAGAAAGAAATGATTATCCCTCTTGAGAAGCCAAACCGTGCTGCTGAATTGATTCAACAAGCGATTGAATATTTAGGGTTAGATGTTTTCGATTCGACAATCACCCTACCTGAATTATTCCAAGAGACTCGCTTTACACCTTCTAACAATACCTTTAGCAACAATGAACAAATGAATTACCAAGGAGGCGGAATGCAGGACTTCACATCAGCTATGATTACCACGCTGATGAATGCAATATCCGCTATGGGCGCAACGCCAACTCAAGCTCCAAATGGCGATATCGTCATCAACATTGGTGGCAAAGAGTTTGGTCGGATTGCGGTCAAAGAAATCAACAAATACCATCAACAGCTTGGTTATACTGAGCTGAATATCTAAGGAGGTTGAGTAGATGGCTGGGTATTTAAGTGTCAATGGAGTCAGACTCAAGACTCCAAAGAAATTTTCTGTCGGAATTCAAGCAGTTGATGGGGATTCCGGTCGTAATGCAAATGGTGATATGGTCCGGGACTATATCACGACCAAGCGAAAAATGGATATTGAATGGGGGCCACTCACGGACGGCGAGATTTCGACAATCTTGAATGCTGTCATGGGGGTCTTTTTTAGCGTCACTTATCCAGACCCAATGGTAGGTGGAATCACGACCAAGACTTGCTACGTTGGGGATAGAACTTCTCCAAGTTATTCTTGGAACGATAAACTTCCGAAATGGGAAGGTTTGACAATGAGCTTTATTGAGAAATAGGGGGTGAGGGAATGCTTGCAATTAGCGATGCTGTAAAAGAGGCATGGTTAAATCCTGCACGGCAATTATCTATCCGAGTTAAAGTAGATAAAACAATGTACGGGAGTGAAGATGTTTCCTCACTCTCTTTTGATTCAGGATCAATTTCTGGTGAAGTTTATCAAATTGGTTCAACTTACATGAATTCGGTAACGTTAAGTTTCCCATCAATAATTGAAACTATCAAAGAGGATTTGGAAGTAATTCCGGAACTCGGTATATTAGTTGATGGAGAATATCATTTTTCTAAACTTGGTCATTTTTATATCACCGAATTTAACCGTGATCGAAACGCTAATATCACAACCATTACTGCGAATGACAAAATGATTTATCTTGAAGGTACTTACGATTCAAAGCTGACCTATCCTAAACCATATCGTGAAGTAGCTCTGGAAATTGCTAACTTAGCCGGAGTTGAAGTCAATCAAGCTTCTTTTGCTAGTTTAGGTATTGGAGCAATTAAAAAACCAGAAGGATATACTTACCGGCAAGCGATTGGTCTAATTGCACAGTTTGAAGGTGGATTTGCTAGCTTTAATAGAGATGGTGAATTGGAAATTCGACGACTTCAACCAACAGAATTTGGTGTGACTCCAGAAAGCTATTTGCTAAAAGGATTTTCTAAAAATGAGAATTCATACAAAATTGGTGGGATTACAGTCAGAATTGGTGATGACGAAACAGATATTTTAAAAGTCGGAAACGACACTGGGTCGCAAGTGGAACTGGAAAATAAGGCAATGACACAAGATTTATTAAATCAAGTCTGGAACTTAGCTAAGGACATTGATTATTTTCCGTTTGAGCTAAAGTGGCGTGGATGTCCAGCATTAGAAGCTGGTGATTGGATATATGTTACAGATAGGAATGGAAATCGATATTCTGTCCCTAATCTGTCTTATAGTATGAACTTTAATGGCGGATTATCTGCTGAATCAAAAGCAACCACCAACTCTGTCTCGCAGTCAGCTACTAAGTATCGCGGGTCGTTAAATCAAAAAGTCCAATGGCTTGAATCAATTCTTGGATCAAATGATTGGAATCATAATTATTATGATGAAAAACCTGATAATCCAAAAGTCGGAGATTTGTGGTTTAAAAAAACTGGTAAAGATATTGAAATTTGGCAGTATGTTGAAATAGATGGTGTGCGAGATTGGGAATTACAAATATCATCTGCACCAAACCAAGACTTACTTGATATGATTGAAGATTTAGTTGAGGCGACTGCTAACGCACAAGCTGCCGCAGATGAAGCTAAAACAGCTGGCGAAGAAGCAGCCCAACTAGCTGAAGAAGCTAAAACAGAATCTGCTAAAGCTGTAGAAGATGCTAATGCAGCAATCAGTAGTGTAACGAATTTGGGTCAAATCGTTCAAGCTGTTGATAAGGCGTCACAGTTGGCTATTGAACAATCGGCAAATGCTGTTGCTGATGCCCAAGCCGCTATGGTCAAAGCAAATGAATTACTAACATCTGTTAATGAGATTGAGGGTACTATCACGAATATAGCCGCCGATATTGATGCGATCAATGGAGAGTTAGCTGTTAAGGTTGACCAAACTACCTTTGATCAATTGAAAGGCACAGTCGATACGCATACCACATCAATTAGTGCGAATGCGCAAGCGATTAAGTTAAAAGCCAGTCAAACGGAAGTTGATACATTGACCGGAAAAGTAAACGCGAATAGCGCTGAACTTAATGTTCAGTCTGATAAAATCTCAGGATTAGTCACTAAAACAGATGGACAGGCCACTAAGATTGGTGCTTTAGAACTGCAAGCGGGTCAGTTTAATCTGACGTTGAGCCAAGTTCAGCAGGACGTTGCCGGGATTGAAGTTGGTGGACGGAACTATTACAAAAAATCTACAACTATATCTGGTAAATCTGGATTAACAGATATTAGGAAAGAATATCAAGACGCTGTAAATGGTTTCTATTTTGTTGGTATTTCTGGGAATACGGGTGGCCTAAGAATTAACAACGTCATTAATAGTAGCGGTTGGTGGACTGTATCATTTTGGGTCAGAGGTAGTCAAAGTACGGCAGTAGGATTTTATTTGGATATCTGTGATTTGCAAGCTACTAGAATTACTACTACAAATGATAATACTTGGAAATATGTGACACACAGTGTTAATGTGACAAATTATACATCATCCTTACACAACTTTGTAGATTTTGATAGTGTGATGTGGAATTATTTTTACATTAAAGACTTCAAGGTGGAAAAAGGAAACAAGGCTACTGACTGGTCACCAGCTCCGGAAGACATGGCAACTGTCACTGCACTAACAAGTGTCCAAGTCACTGTGGACGGATTAATCACCACTGTGGCTACTAAAGCAAATCAGTCCCAAGTGACACAGTTGGCAGACCAGATTACGAGCGTGGTTACTGACTTAAAAAATTTAGAAAATGGTACAAGAAACTTACTCAGAGGTTCATCACGCTTTGATTCTGGAGTTAGTTTGAGTTTAGCAGCAAGAGTCGTTTCTGCACCAACATTTTTGGGGAATTATACTGTTGAAATTGATGAACCTACCTCTGGATATACAGATACTATGTCATGGAGAACCACTACCCAAATGAGTGGAAACCAATATACGTTATCTTTTTGGGCAAAAGCTTCTGCTGTTGACAAAGTATTAAGGGCGTATCTTTATAATCCTAATTCAGTGATTAAAACTGAAACAAGTACAGGGTTTGTAGGCAGTGGTTCTGATGGTCAAGCAGTTTTTAATCTTACCGCAGATTGGAAAAAGTATTGGGTTAAATGGACGCAGACGTCAAGTAATTCAGCGAAAACGGTTATCTTAGGAAGAATATATAATGCTGGTGGAGGAACATTTAGCTTGTCTAGCCCAATTCTTGTTGAGGGTAGTATAATCCCAGATTGGACACCAGCTCCTGAAGATCAAGCAACCACTTCCCAAATAACCCAGCTATCTGACCAAATTAATTTAAGAGTGCAAAAAGGTGAAGTCATTAATCAGATCAACTTGTCAACTGAGGGCATTTTAATTGCCGGAGAAAAAGTGTGGATCAGTGGTCTAACAAAAATCGATGATGCTGTAATTACGAATGCTGCTATCAAAGATTTAGCAGTAACTGAAGCTAAAATCGCTGACTTAGCTGTATCAACCGCAAAAATTGGCGATGCTGCTATTGTCACTGCGAAAATCGGAGATGCAGCAATTACCAACGCAAAAATAGCTAATCTAGCAATTAACGATGCAAAAATTCAAAATGCTTCTATCAGTAGTGCAAAGATTATTAGTTTAGACGCTAATAAGATTTCGGCCGGAACCGTGAGTGGCTTAATTATCACATCAACCAGCTCAACTGGACGATTTTTAGTCGAAGGTCAAAATGCAGTATTCCAAAATACTTCAACGAATCGCAAAACAGAAATTAACGAGAACGGCGTCAACATTTATAACGCGAACGGAACATTACGCGCACAATTTAATCAAAACGTGGTTAACACAGGTATTGTCGGTACAAACACTTACAATGTCTATTTAGGGACTGGTGGCGTTGATGGTACAGAGGGCGAGGCAGAAGGCGGAGAAGTTCGTGTCGTTCGATACGATAGCACGCCAGGCACAGGTGCAGTCACTGACTATACGTATCGCCCAATTCGTGCCGAAGGATTCGTGGGAAACTACTTGAATGCTAATACGCCATTTAGCACTGTGTCCCATTTGTACCTCCGACCACGTTATGGGACAGGTGAAGTGCGCGTGACAGGTTCTGGGTCAATCACCACTTATCAAGATTTGCGTGCACGAGGGCTCTATGCGGACACGTTAGATACCAATACAGCTACCGCCGGAACGAATATCTATATTCGACCAGCCTCTGATGGAGAAGTGAGGACCACTGCTTATAATTCAATCACAAATTACGTACCAATTAGGACTGATGTTGTTTGGTCCGTCGGTGTTTCTGCACGCGATACAGGATCAAATTACTACGTCGGTGCCGATGGTGAATTGCGAGTGACAGCTCGCAGCCTTGGAAATAATGGTTCGCCGATTTATCGAAATGTCAGGGCCGCTACGTTTTACGGCGGCGCTATTGATTCGACTGCAACAAATATGTACGTTCGACCAGCGAGCGGTGGTGAAGTACGTGCTACCGCTACAGGGACCACGGGGACTTATGTGCCAGTGCGAGCGAGCAGCTTCCCAACATCTTCTATGGAAGAATATAAGCAAGACATTGTTAAACATACTGATAGTGCGCTACAGATCATTAATGCAGCCACGATTTATGATTATCGGTTGCGTTCAGAGGTTGCGTTAGGTCGCGATAAAATTAGAACTGGTCTCGTCATTGGCCCCAATTATAATACGCCGGATTGCGTGATAGATGGCGATGGAGTTGAACAGTACATGATGAATTCGCTCAGTTGGAAAGCTATACAAGAGTTATCAGCACAAATCAAAGAGTTAGAGAATCAAATTAGAGTCTTGCAACTTCAAGTTGCATAGGCTCTTTTAATTTATAGGAGGTAAATGAATGCAAATTAAAATTCAGAACAAAGAAATTGTTAATGCAGCAGATTTTTTAAATGGACTAACAATGAAAGGAAAATTGAGTATTGCACGATCACGAATGATTCAAATTTTAGACAAAAAGCAGAAGGAATTCGCAGAAGATCGCAAAGCGATTGTGGAGTCTTATGCGGAAAAAGACAAAGATGGCAAGCCTAAATTGAAATCTGATAATACGTATGAACTTTCTGTTGAAGGTAATACAGAAGCTTCCAAAGAAATTACAAAACTATTAGAAGAATATGCTGTCATTGAATATGGTGAACATTCAAGTCGATTAAATGACTTAGAAAAATATGTCACTGAATTTGACGAAGATGTATCTGGCAATGTTGCGCAAGGCTTATTCGTTTTAGTAGAAGCGTTTGAAAATAAGGAGGACAAATAATATGAATAACAATTTTAAAATCACAAATATGGTATTTGACTACAACTCTAATCCTATGATGGTCAACACAAACTTCACAGCTGAATTTGAAAATGGAGACTCCGTCGCGGGCAAAATTAGTTTAACTATCGAGGAATTTAACTCAAATACGGAAGGCTTAACAGGATATTCTAAAATGATCAAAGATAAATTAGTTGCAGATTTTGAAGGATTAATCGCAAGTAAATAATGGAGGAGAGGGGCTTAGGCTCCTTTTTTTTGAAAGTTGGTGAGGTATGTCAGATTTTAAAAAGAGATTGCGTCAGGATTGGCAGTTTATTCTCATTGCTTTAACAACAGCAGGGGTAGGGTTAAATTTTTTAATCCACCCTGGTCTTTTAGAAGATAAGTCCACGTACGCTTTTATCATGAACGTTTTAGATGATGCGGTATTTTCTGTGCCAATTATGGCAGCTGGAATTATTGGTGTCATTTTATTTTTGCTTGGTAAAAAGCAGTATCGTTCTTTTCTCCTAGTTTTCTATCAATTTGTCTGGATGATTTTGCTTTTAGCTTACGCTTGGCGAGCTGTCAGCGGGTATCAAAACAGTAGCTGGATTATGGCGTTATGCATAAATGTTGCCATTTTTCTGCTTGCTTTGTGGGGTGATTTAGATGGGTGAGTATCAATGGGTCATCACATTAGGAGGGGCAGCCATTGGGGCTATAGCAACCCTATTCGCTACTAAGTCCACAAATAGCACGACGCTCGCAAAAACAAACAATGATAATGCAGTGCAACTGTTTCAGCAGTACAAGGAACTAAATGATCAACTGCAAAGCAAAGTAGATCGCCTAGAAGACAAACTGGAAAAGCTCCAAGAAAAGTATGAAAAGGAAATTGCCTTTTACCAAAAAGAAATCGAAAGACTGGAAGACGAAAACGAAATGTTGGTATCTGAATTGGAAAATCTGAAAGGTGGAAAATAACATGACAGAAATTTTGACAGCAGCGTCAATCATTGGTGCGGTAGTATTGGGCGTCACTCAACTGATTAAAAAACAAATTCCAGATAATAAATGGTTGCCAGTGATTAACGTGATCGCTGGTATTTTTATTGGGTTGATTTTCGCTGTCACCATTAATGGCAGCGGAGCTTTAGCGATTTACGGCTGGGCTGGTGCGCTTTCTGGTTTAGCTGCAGGTGGGTTTTATGATTTAGGTGCAGGGTTTATGAAGGAGGATAAATAATATGACAATAGCAAGTACAGGTGCTGGCCATGGCGGAAAAAAAGTTAATAGTGCGTGGACAGACCCCGGCGCAGTCGGATCTGGATACAAAGAGGCTGATGTAGCGCGCACGATCAATAATAAGATGTTAGCAATAGCTAAATGTAAAGATACTACTGATAATACTGGTACGAGTATCAATAACAATCTTGCGAATATTGCTCGAAATATTAATGCAGGTTCAAATGGCTATGCAATCAGTAATCACCTGAACGCTTTTAACGGTAAAGCAACAGGTGTAGAGGTTCTGTATGGTTCAGTCGCCGACAAAGCAATTGCCGCTAAGTTATCTGCTGCAATTGCTAAGGCTTTAGGTTTAGTTGATCGAGGTGCGAAAGATGGGTCTTGGTTATATATAGCTGCTAATACAAACCCTGGCAAAAAAGTATTGTTAATTGAGTGGGGATTCATTGATAACAAATCAGATATGGAAAAGTTGATGGCGAATATGGATAAAGCGGTTAAAGCAGCAATGGAAGTTTTAGGTTATAAATCTAATAGTAACAACAATCCCGTTAAAAACACCTATCTATCTATTAAAAAGCCGATGATTGTTAAAGCTTTGCAAGATGTTTTAGTTTACAATGACAAAGAACGAAAAAAACTGTCTTCAATTGTATTTAAAAAAGGTTCTGTATTTTTCATCGACAAAGAAATAGCAGTGCCCGGTAGCGTAAAAGTTGGCCAACCTCGATCTGGCGGTTATTGTACGCTTAACGACAAATGGGTTGCACCACGATTTAAATAATAGATTAAAACCCCGATCTCTTAATTGAGGTCGGGGTTATTTTTTTGTTTAATTAGCAATCATTTATTTCGATAAGTTAATTACAAGAGGTTCATTCTCGCTTGTTGGCATATCTTCTGAAAGTGATACATTAACGGGTTTATCAGTATTATTTAAAAGTATTCCTATTGCACATTGCACACTTTTGCCTGGTAATAATTCAGCATAGCTTTTTTCTTCAAATTCCTCATAGAATTTATTTTGTTCGGAAATCGCCGTATTATAAGTATCAACATCTTCAACAGTGCTCCCATCATCATTATACATAGGATATAGAGCTTCTGCTGCATCAAATTTACCTACATCTTCGGTTAAATCAAATTCAGATGTTCCATCTTGTTGTTTGAAGGTTAGTAACGAAAGTATGTCATTAGGAACTAGGTTATCTTCAGATTTATTTTCTACTGTATACCAAATGATAAGTCCATCTTCATCAGTAGGATTGTTATGTCCGACTTGTGTTTTATCAATGGTTAGTTTGTAATTAATGCCAGTCAAAGTTTTATCTTTAAAAGACATCTCAAAAACATCTTTTTCACTGCTGTTTTGAGTAGAAGCGTTTATCTCGGTAGTTGGTTCAGTAGAGGATGACGACCTCGTTTCGCTTATATTTGTTTCCTTGGTTGCGCAACCAGACACGAAAAATCCAGCTAAAACTAAAACTCCTAATAACATCTTTTTCAT